GGTAACTCTTGCGAGGACTGCCCAGACCCATGCGACCGCGTTCTTGCCACAATGGCAGGAGCCAATGCCACTCCAGGTACTCAACCGGTACTACTTTATTCGGACGATGGCGGGGATACATGGTCAAGTCAGACCATCACTACCCTGTTCTCCAACGAAGTAGTCTCGGACGGTGTTGTTATCGGTGGAGACATTGTGTATATTTCTGCCACCTCCAACTCTATTCACTACACCGGGATCGAGGACATTTACTCTGGAACGAACACCTGGTCAGAAACCATCACCGGGTTTGTTGCTGTCAAGACCCCGAATGCCATCACCTCTGCGGATGCACGTCATAGTTGGATCTGTGCCGCAGGTGGATACATCTACTTTGTGAAGAATCACAAGGTTGAAGTCGAGGTTCAGGATGCCGGTGTTGCCACTGTCCAGAACTTGAATGCCATCCACGCCTATGATGCCGATAATGTCCTGACCGTCGGAAACTCCAATGCGGTTGTATACACAACCAATGCAGGAGAGACCTGGCAATCTGTGACTGGTCCAGCCGCGGGTGTAAACATGGGTGCCTGCTGGATGTGGGACCCGGATGCATGGTTCGTGGGTGAGGGTGCTGGTGGAACTGGAAAACTATGGTTGACCACCAACCAGGGTTACACCTGGTCACAGGTTGGACTTCCCTCATCGTCTTATGTGCGCATCTACAAGATCGTGTTCGTATCCGAAGCCGAAGGTTATATGATCGTCACCTCCGGTTCAACTGGATACGTTCTGCGCACCATCACCGCCGGTAACGAATGGGATGTCATGCCGCAAGGCAAGAAAGCAACCGCTATTGCCAATACCTACTTGCGCGACCTGTCCGGTTGCTCGAAATATTCAAACACAGCCTACGCCGCAGGATTGGCAAGTAATGCCACTGCTGGCATAATATTGAAGATGGCGGCTGCCTAATCAGAACTAAGTTTGGAAGCGAGGAAGCATGAACGACAGAAGTGACATGAAAACCATCCGCTCAATAACGGATGTAAAGAATGGCACGCAGAACGAACTCACTCTTTCAAGTGGCGTAGTTCTGCGTGCCAAAAAAGCAAACCCGCTGGTACTGATAACCGTAATGACCAGATACCCGCGCCCGAAACCTCCTACGTTCTTCATGGAAACAATGGGTCGTGAGATGGAAAACCCTGACGACCCTGATTACATTGACCGGGTTAAATCATGGGAGATCGAAAGCAACACACAGGTACTGAACGCCCTGATACTATTGGGAACAGAACTAGTCAGCGTTCCGAAGGGATTTTCAAAACCATCGGACGATAAGTGGTTGAACAAATACCAGGTGCTTGATATGCCCATGCATCCGGACAATGAAGATTGGCGGTATCTGACCTGGATAAAATTCGTTGCTGCAACTGACGAGAAAGACCTTGAGATCATTCAGGAAGCGGTTGGCAGGACATCAGGAATAGCGGAGGCAGACGTAAAAGCCGCCGAGCAGTTTCCTGGGAGCGGTGATAGTACAGGATGATATTTCCCGCAACGTGACGGAAGTAGAACTTGACCACAGCATCAGCGCGGGAATACACCTGCGTTCTCTTGGGAAAGGAATGGTTCCTCCTTTTGAGGAACATAATATAAGGATAGAGAATAAGATGAGCATTCAAGAATGGGAAAAAACACCTTATATGGAACGCGCCATTATCATTGCTGTGACGCGCACGAGTCGTGCCATTCAAAACCTGGGAACAGAAGCAGAGATACGCGAGACTGATCGCAACGCCTCGAAAGGACGCAGATAATGGCAGGAGAAGGCGAATTAGCAAAAGCTGGTCTTGCCCTGGTTGTCGAGAATCTCAATAAATTCCAAAAAGATGTCGGGCAAGCTACTCAATCCTTGAGAGTGTTGAAAAGCTCACTGGGATTGATCCAGAAAGGTTTTGCTGCAATTACTCCCCACACCACCTTACTTGAGAAAGGATTAAAGTCGCTTGGTGACGTGGTAAAGAACTTTGCCAACAATGTTGTTAATGTAGCAGTGATAGCATTGGGGGTTTTATTAAGAGACGCCATACGCAAAGTAATCGATATAATTGGGGAATTGATCGGTACTATCATTGATGCATCTAATGAATTCCAGAGACTTAAGGTTCGGTTGAACACGTTCAACATGCAACCCATGATAGAGTCTGGAATGTCATTCAACGATGCTATGGAAAAGTCCATTGCACTTACAAAAGAACAATTGATGTGGGTTATAAAACTTGCCAAGACAACTCCTTATGATGCTACCGATATTGCCAATGCCTACTCATTGGCTCGTTCCTATGGATTTTTGGATGCAAAGGCTAAAAGTCTGACCGATGCCATAATGGATTTTGCTTCCGGAATGGCACTGGATAAAACCGCTATCGAGAAGATAATCACCAACCTTGGTCAGATGGTGCAACAGGGAAAGATAACAGGAACGGAACTGCGTGATCTTGCCCGTGGTGCTTTTGTCCCTGTCAATAAGGTTTTGGAACTGATCGCTAAAAACCTGGGGATAACAACCGAAGCACTCAATAAGATGCGTAAGGAAGGTACTGCCAAACCAGAATGGTTTATTGACGCCTTTATAGAATTGGTCAACAGGGACTTTGCGGGAGCTTCCGAAAGAATGTCGAGAACTTTCAAGTCTGCCGTAGACAATATGAAGGATACATTCCTGGGTCTGGGCGCAATGATGATTGGATCCCCGGTGTTTGATATTCTCGGTGGCAAGATAGCCGATCTTGTGGAAGCGTTTAATGACATCAGATATAATAAACTCACTCTTGCTTTTGCCCGTATTGGCGAGTCAATATCCAGAATAATAAACAGATTATTTAATTTACTTCCAAGTACAGGGAGTATTGCCGATAAAATAATCGAGGTTTTTAATAAGATAGGTCATTGGATAGGGCAACACGAGGACGATATCGTCAACTTTATACGTGGAACGATTGAAGTTCTTGGAAAGTTGTGGAACACCCTTGTTACTGAAATAATACCCGCAATTGCTAATGTTATTGGATGGATAATAAAAAACAAAGATGAGATTTGGAAATGGATTAAAGTTATCGCTGAAGCATGGTTGAAGTGGGAATTATTCGTTATAGGAATAAGGGTTGTTCTTATTGCTATTTCAACTCTTATCGGGGCGATAATAAAAGCAATTACTGCCATTATCGCATTCAAAACCGCGGTAGCATTAGTTAAGGGTATTCTATACCATTTTGGAGTTGATTTAACAGTGTTATCATCGTCTATGGCAGCGTTGGGAATTTCAACAGGCGGAGCTGCCGGAAAACTTACCATTTTTAACGCGGCTACGGCAGGAACAATATTGAAATTGGGAGGAATTGTAACTGCAATAGTAACTGCCGGATTATGGTGGGCTTGGTTCGGACAAAAGATGTCTGAGATAGGACGACAGATATTTTCAGGTACTGCTTGGGGAGATATAGGAGAAAATATAATCAATGGAATTTTATCAGGAGCTTCTAAAGCAGCACCTAAACTAATTGCCTTTTTTGTGAATATTGCCAATTTTATTATAAGTATATTTAATTCAATATTTGGAATTAAATCTCCGTCTAAGGTTATGTTCGCAACCGGAACACAGATGATGACTGGTCTTGCTCAGGGTATTGCCGCAGGAGCAAAGGCTGTATACGCCATCACTGGCGGGGTGGCGGCACAGATAAACGGGATTATGAATGGCAATAAGGGTGGCGGAACGGGCGCGATAGTCACCCCGCCTCCCACCAATGGAGAATATTTGAATCAGGGTGGAGAGGTGATGCGTTCCAAAATGGTCGTAGAACCTCCAAAAGACCCTTGTGCGAAGGATGGGGCAGCAAAATGTATTGCTGATACTTTGAAAGACGGATTGGGTGGAGTAGGTGGGGCATTAGACGATATGTTGGCTTCTTTTACCGATCTGGTTGATTTTACAAAAGGAGTTATTTTTGGATTTGGGGAAGAGGCAAAAGGGGTTAACGATGCATATAAAAAAGACCTCGAAGATACTAGATTTGGTTTTAGCGCAGATACTATGCGTTTAGTGGATGGTACTTTGATCTCGATTGAAACCACGCGCCGTGATACTCTTGAAGCCATCAAAGACGAAGGAATTGTTATTAGTGATACCGCAAGGGAAAAACTGACGGTGGCTACTCAACAGTTCGTAACTACAACAAGAGAGATGGGGACTAATTTTTCTGCTACGATGGCGGATTTTATGAGCAAACTGTTCGCTTGGATTTCAGGACAAAAATGGGGAAATAACGAAAAAAAACAGAAGGACGATGACGCGATATATAATGATAAGGGTGTAAGTTATAACTCCAACAAGTATAGTAACAACACCAGTATTGTTAACAACTTCGGCAGTTTGCCAACGGGGAAGAGAATAACGTGGGATTACGAGA